GTTGCCCGTCGAAGAAAGCAGTGGTGACGCCGCGGAACGCGGGCACCAGGCCACCTACCATCGCCGCCAAGCGAGGATTCACCGGTTGTTCCGGGGCGCCGAACATGACGTCTAGCAGCCCGGCGATGCCACCCTCCGCCTTGTCCCCACCGAACAACTCACCGGCCTGGATCTGGATGGTCTGGTTACTCATCACCGAACCCTTCCAAGCGGTACGGTCACCGGCCTTGATCTCGACCATTTCGTCCAGCGGACCTCTCGCAAACCCCATGAGAATACCCATGTAGTAGCGGTAGCCCATCGTTTGCGCTTTGCTACGGCCGCCCATATCCCGCCTCCGCACGTGCGTGGTTGACCAGGCGCACGGCCAACTCGTCTCCGGTAGCCTCAAGCACCGATGCCGGCACTCCCTCCGCAACGAACCGGTGCCAGTCCAAGCCATGGGCGTTGAACCAGGCACGTGCGCCGGATACGCAGTAGCCCGGTCGGCTGGTCAGCCCTGGCACACTGCGCAGATGCGCTGTTGTGATGATCAGATCCGTCACTTCTTCGACCCTTTCGATTTGACTGCCTTCGTCCGCTCGTTACCGGTACCGAGGACGATCCAGTCCTCGATCCACACATCGCCGAAGATCACGTAGTGGCCGGTGCCGTCCTCGGTCTGCGGAAGATCTTCGGAAGTCAGCGCCTCCGGTTTCGGCTTCGGCGCTTTCGCAGAAGTAGCGCTGCTGATCAGATACGATGCGACCAGAATCGCGATTTGCACCCACATGGATGACTCCTACCACCAGGGATTACCACCAGGGATCGCCGTCGAACGGCGACTTGCCCGGAAGAAACGGCACTGCACCGCAGTTCGGCGTGTTGTCGAACTTATCGTTGCAGGTCTGAATGAGCTGGTCACAGCCAGGGAACGCGACAGCCCGAGTACCAGGAGCCAACAGCGAGGTGCCACCCACCAGGACCAGGCGGTTGCCGGTGTGCTGCTGGATACCACGCTGCTCGATCACTCCCTGGCCGCTGTCCCACTCGACGTAGCCTCCGCGGAACCAAGCATCGGGGTAGCCGCCGATCGCGTTGCCGGCCCCCGTCACGCTGTTGCCATCACGCAACTCGACGGTGAACGGCACGCGGTATTGCTCGCGGTCTGCCCGGCAGTTGTGATCGAACACCGTGTAAGGGCACTCACGTCCCCATGCGAGGCTGATCGATGTACGCGGTTCTGTTCCGAGCAGCCGGCACTTGATCTGCACCCGGCTGTCGGCCGGCCAGTTCACCTCGTCGATCCTGCCCATCCACACCACAAGCCCCTGCGGTTCGTTCCAGTGGATGTCCCAGACGGTCAGTGTTGGAGCCTTCGATGGCCGAGCGCCCCGGTACAGCTGCGCGACTTCCAAGTCGCTCGGGCCAGTAACCGTCATGATGTCGGCGCTGACCTGGCCGGTCATGCGCCGTCCATCGTCGCTCACAGGCCGCGCCCGAAAGGTCATGTTGTTTAACTCGATGTCTCGATTCGCTGTTGTGTAGGTCCAACGGATCGGGCCGAGGCGGAAGTCGTACAAGCTGATCGCCTGGCCATCGGCGAGCGACCGCTCGCGATCACTGAAGCTCATCGCGTACTCCTCGGAACACCGTGCTGGCTGTGCTGATGCCGTCGGTGTCGGTTTCGTGGGTGATCTGCACGCTGTCGCTGTCTTGCCGGCAGAGGGTCATGAACGAGATGCGCGCAACGTCGCTCGGCCGGACAACTGTGCCGAGCGCGCTGTCGATCGCCATGCGCTCGACGTCGACGTTCAGCTCGCTGACGTCGAGGATGCGCCGATGGAAGACCTGCCCGCCGTACAGCTCGATGCGGATATCACGCCGGCCGGGCGCATCAGCCCTGAAGAACCTCGCCAGGCCAACCAGCTCGACATCGAGGACGGAACTGGTCGCAGCCACCGTGTCGACCAGCACCAGGTCGGCGGCATGGGTCGGAATCCAGATCGCTTTCTGCCTACCGCGCAGGGCATACAGCAGGCTGCGCAGCGCCGCGTGCTCCTCGCGGCCCTCGGTCTGCCAGCGGAAGCCATGCACCGGGAACCCTATTCCAGCCTGGTCACTGAACTGCGGCAGCCCTGTCTCGTTGTCCAGGACATCAATCAGGCGCTGGTACGACACGGACAAGTCTTCGGACTCCTCGGGCCGCTGCTCGAGCACAGGCCAGCCCCGGTACGTTGTCGAGGGCATGACCTCCGGCCAGTCGCTGCTGTCCATCACCAGGAACCGCGCTTGTGCGCTGTAGAGGGTGTCGGTCAGCCGGGTCAGCGCCGGTTGCTCCGTCAGCTGTGCGGTGCGAATGGGGTACAAGCGGGAGCCGGCCGGCCAGCGCCGCTGAACCGGGCGCGCAAGCTGAATGGCCGACGCCGCCAGAGCCTGGATCTCCACGACCTCGTACTCGAATGCTGACTCACCGCGCAGCAGCGCAAGGCCGCCGGCACGGAAGTCCCGCCAGCGCGTATCGCACTCGACCGTCTGCGCGCCGGCCGCGGTGACGCTTGCCAGCAACTGGATGTCCGGCCACACCGGCAGCGCCCAGATTCGCCCGCCCCAGCCGGCCAAGCTGAGATCGAGGAGCACGCGCTCGCGCCCCTCCGCGTAGAACTCAGCTTCGAATGAACGCCGGGGTGACAAACGCAGCGATCGCCGTTGCTCGACTCCCGACGTGCTGGTCAGCAGCTCGGTCAACCACTCCAGTGACTCCTGCACGCCATCAGCCCAGTCCGGCGCAAACGGCCACGCGGTGATCCGGTTTCCGGTAATGACCAGGATCAACGGCTGTTCGTCCTGCAGTTGCCAGACGATGCGCGCGTCCACTACCGGCGGTCCATCGGTCGACACGGCCACAGTCCAGATGCGCTCCTGCAGCGCCGCGAACGGCAACGGCGGCGACGGCTGGCCGGCCAGGCTGATGCCATCGGCGTCCTCGCGATCGATCTGCGACAGGGTGCGGGGCGTGAAGTGGGCGTTCCAAACTGAGACGGGACGTTCCTGCACGCTCACGACGTTCCCCAGATCCAATCGGCCAGGGATCAGCCACAGGCGGTTGTAGTAGTTCTCTTCCAGAGCGCTTTGGTGGACAGCCTGGTACGTCGAATGGATCACCTCTACCGGCTGATGCGCCGCGTAGGCGCCGGCCCAGGTCGAGGCGCTGGCCGAGCCCAGGGTGATGTCCTGGTTCAAGCCCAGAGCGGAGATGTTCGGGGTGATGCCGGCAACGACCGCTTCGACCGGCCGAGGTACCTGAAATCCGGGGAAGGTCGCCATTTCTACTCGACCACCCGGAATGCATAGCCGACCAGCGCGCTGGTGTTGCCGAAATCGTTGGCTGTTCCGCGCTGCAGCAAAGGGAAGACGCGCCATGTGTCGGTTCCGATGGTGATCGAGTCCCCAGGCGCGAGGAAGTCCATCCGGCACAGACCGAAATCGGGCGCTTCGCCGATGTACCTCGAACGCTGCTGAGCGCCGAACGCATAGATGGCGCACGGCACCACGTTGGTCGAGCTGTTCAGCTCGTTGGCGCTCGCGTCGATCAGCCCCACGTCGGGATGGTACTGACTGCTGTAGTTTCCGCGACCGGGGCCGACGACGCGCCGGGAGACGTTCGTTGTGTAGTCGAACGGCAACCAGTCCGGCGATGGGCTACCGTCGAGGCTGTCTAGCCGCAGCATGCTGCCGCCGCCGCTGTATCGAATGTGGTAACCATCGAATGGATGCGATGACCAGTTGTTTGTGAGCGCCTGGCCAGAGCTGTAGAGGAACGAGCCGCAAACATACTGGCCGCCCGTATAGCCGACGCCACGCTTGTTGAGGGAGCCGATCATCACTGGACGAAACTGACCGGCAGCGATTTCGACGTGCAGGTGCAGATAGGCAGCGGTGGCGAACAGGTGATAGCGCGTGAATGGCCCGGCGCTGAGCTGCGCTATGGTTGTTTCTTTCGACGAATACGGGTTGTTCTGCACCGAGTTACCGGGCTGCGCGTTCCACGCCAGCCCGTTGTCGAACCCCGTATTGCCCGCGATCTGAAACTGATTGGCTCCGGCATTGAATGACCAGTACCCATCAGCGTTGTGACAGATCCATTCCGATGCCGACGCGCGGTCGGTGACCCAGCCGAGCGACTCGGCGTGGACGCGCACCTTGGCGAGCAAGTCGGCCGGGTTGTTCGCTGTTCCTGTGAAATAGGCCATGTCAGTCCTTCCTGATCGCGTAGAGCCAAGGGTTACCGCTACGCCAAGCGGTTTGGAAAACGACGTGGTCCACTCCGTCCTCGACAATCAGGTCCTCGGCGCCGGAGTTGAGCGTTGGCACGTAGAAAGCGCCGTCGAAGTCACCGAGGTACCGGCGTCCCTCGGTTTCGCGGGTGACGAACTGCAAAGCTTTCAGCGGGAACTTTCCGAATGAATCCCGCAGTTGTTTGACCACGGTGTCACTGCTGCCCGCATAACGGCCGCAGCCCAGCGGGAGGAGCGTCCGATTGCTGTAGTCGGACTCGTTGGCAGCCCCTCCTTCGACAGTGAAACCGAGCCAGCGCCCGGCGGGATCGCGGAGATAGCAGCTGCGCTCGTAGGGGCTGCTGATGCCCCTGTGCCGGTCGGTGACGTCGGACCAGCGCACAGCGACGTCCCCGCGATACGACCCCACGACAGCCAGCGGATACGGGAACTGCGACGGCGGACAGGGTGGCAGGATGAAGCCGGCGCCGGCAGACTCGTAGATCGTCGAGACTTTCACGACGACCCAGAAGCGTCGGCCGTTGGCGAAGAACCAGTAGGGCATCGGCTGGTTCCAGGCAAGCAGCTGTACTCGCGGGCTGTAGTTGACGAACGCCGTCCAGAAGTCACCACCCGGCGGCAGCGCGCCAGGATTGAACGCGGTACCGCCCATCAGCCGGACGTTGTAGTAGTCGAGCGCGGTGTCGCCGTAGGACTGGACTCCCATGAAGATGCTGTCTTCACCGCCGAGGCCAGGCGCCCGCAGGGTCACCTGGCGAATCGCGATCGCCGTCCCAGATGCTGGAATGGTGTTGTCGAAAACTTTCTCGTAGGCCTGGCCCGCCGCGACGAGCGTCGGGTTGGCGGTGAGGAACTGGACGAGTCGTTCGACCAGGTCGGCGTGGTTCGCGGCTGTGCCGAATTCGGTGGCCATCAGTTGATTCCCAGTAGTTGACGGAATTTCTGCGGGTCGCGGCTGATGTGCAGAACCATTGCCTCGTCGCCGTAACGACCTGCCATCACATCACCGATGCGGCTGGGGTCGTCGACCAGGTAGAAGTTCTGGTTGTTCTTCAGCGTCGCGCTGAGGTTCTTTGCGGGCTCCTGCAGGCGCGATGCAGAAAGGCCCGGAGCAGGCATTGCGGGCGCGGGAATGCTGGCTATTCCGCCCGTCGCGTGGCGCACAGCACCGGACCAGTCATGTAGTGCCGCCCAACCGCGCTTGTTGATGTCCAGGAGCAGCGGGGTCATGCCAGGCTGGGTTGCGGCCGCGGCCCTGATGACGACCTCCTGATCCGAAAGCCAGGCAGGGATGCTGTCGCTTGTTGGAGTCCCAGGGCCGCGCACCTGCCCGCCATCGGCGAACCCGAACATGCTTGTGATCGAGGACCACCACCCGCTACCACCGGCAGCCGCACCGGCCGCACCGGCACCACTGGCAGCGGCACCTGCCCCCTTTACCCCATTCGCCAGAGCCAGACTCCCGGCGGCACTCTGTAGAGCAGCTGCGCCAGTAACCAGCGTTCCTCCGGCCGCAGCCAGAGCCCCCGCAGCCGATGTCACGGCCGCGGCTCCCGTTACCATGCTGGTGTCTTGCTCACCTTGGCCGAACAGACTCATGAGTCCTGCGGTAGCCTTCTGGGCCAGCTGCTGCGCGGCAACGTCGGCCAGCGATCGGCTGACCGACTGCAGGAACGAAACCGCGGCCTCCTGCAGCGACAGCGTGCCATCGGCGAGACCGCGCAGCGCATTCTGCATGCCATTCTCGATACCGGATCGCAGAGCCAAAGTGAGCTGGTCGGCGGCCAGCCGGGTGTTTTCGAGCTGCTGGCGGAGATCCTTCACGCGCTCGATCGCTGCCGGATCGCCAGTTGCCTTGGCCAACTCCTCCATGCGAGGCACAAGTTGCTCTACCTCGTCGGCGGTGGACCGATGCAGGTCTAGCAGTTGCTGCCGCGCGGCCAGTTCGCTGACGAGACCGGCCTGCTGGGCGGCCTGGATACTCGACTCCTGCCGAGACTGCTCGCCGAAGATCCGGTCGACCTGGTCCTGGAGCTGCTGCAGCTCAGCCTTGGCCTTCTCGATTCCCATCAGCTTGCTGACCAGGCCGGCGCCTTCGGTGTCACCCGTGGCGAGCAGACGCTTCTGCAGGTCGCCGTACTTCTTCTCGATCTCGGCGCCGGCCGCCTCGACGGTTTGGCCGGTGGCCCGAAGGTAGTCCAGGTTGAGTTGCTTTAGGGTTGTGGCGTCTTTCTTTGCCTGCTCGTCGGCCTTCTTCTGCTTTTCTGCCGCGTCCAGGGTCGCCCAGGCGGCGCGAGCGCGGGCTTCCAGGGCTCCTGTCAGATTGCGTTGGTCCAGCTCGTACTCACGCAACGCAGCCCGACCCTTGCCGTAGGTCGCCGCTTCCTTCTCCAACTGCTTGACCCAGTCTTCGTTCTGCTTGGCCAGGCGCGCAGCGGCCTTGTCTTCGCCGCCTGATGGCGTGAAGGGTGTCTTGGTGGCGGGGCCTGTACCGGTGACCGTAGTCGCGGGTAGCGCCGCGACCTGGCCGGCACCATTCAGCACCGCGTCACGCTGGTCCTGCCATTGCTGGATCTGCGCTTGTGCCTTGCTGAGTGCATCTTCGTATCGCTGGATGCGCTTCTGGTCGTTCTTCTCGTAGGCCTCGTCGAGCGCGGACTGGACCCGCGCCATGTACTCGGTTTCCCGAGCGATGGCATCGTCCAAGCGGGGTACGTCATCACCGGCGGGACCGTTCACGCGCGCCGCAATCTCCTCCGCGACGAACTTGGTGACGTTGACGACGCCCGCAGCCCCCTTGGCCGCATAACCGATTGCAGTACCCAGGCCCTTGATCAGGAGATTCAGGCCCTCCACCACCGCCGGATCTTTCAGCACATCACGCAGGTCTCGCACGGCCTGAGTGAAGGTGTCGATGAACCCCGACTCGCCGGCCTGGATCTTCAAGTCAGTGAATGCGTTCTCCAGACGGTTGAGTTCGGCCTGCAAGCCGGTGGCCGCTTTCTGTGAGGCTGGCCCATAAGCTTCCTGCAGGGCAGCGCCGAACCGCGGCAGAAACTCGGCCGCCGGGATCATGCCCTTTTCCAGCCACTCGCTGAGCTGCTTTGTGTTGGTGCCCAGGGCCTTGGCGGCAAGCGAGAACGCGCCGGGAACGCGCTGACCGAGCTGCAGAACTAGCTCCTGGGTCTGGACCTTGCCCTTGCTGACCATCTGCTCCAGGGCGAGCAGGATGCCGTTGGTTTCCTGGCGGGTGAGGTGTAGCGCAGTGGTTGCCGAGGCGACGCCTTCGAAGATCGTGCGCAGGGAACTGCCCAGCTCTGGGGTTTCTTTCGCGGCCGCCACCAGGCGGGAATAGGCCTGGCTGGTATTGAGCAGCTCCAAGCCGAGGCGTTCGGAGACCTCGCGGACGTACTCCAACTCCTGCCTCGCCTTCGCCGCCGACCCCGTAGCTGCCTCCATGGTGTACAACGCCTGCTGCCACTGCAGGTTGGTGTTGACGACTTCCTTGGAGAAGGACGCTACGCCGTACCCAGCTACGCCTGCCACCAACAGGCCCTGCACTCGACGGATAGCCGCTCCCATGCTGTTGAGAGCCACGGTAGAGGTCCTGGCATCGTTGCCAATGCCATTGAGGACATCACGCCGCGCTCGGATTCTGTCCAAGGCGCTTGCGTACGCCGTAGCCTCAATACGACCAGCACGAAAGTGCTCGGTGAGCTGTCGTTCCTGGTCCGCCAATTGAGCGAGAGAGCGGTAAGTTGGATCAATAGCCCCGAGAAGCTTGCGGGCTGCCGCTTCCTGCCGAGAGGTCTCAGCAGCGGCGGCGGCTGCAGCTTCCGCCGCGCGCTTTTCCGCAGCGACCTGCTGGACACGGGCGCGCTCGGCGTTGTGGAAGGTGTTCATGGCGTTGGACTGCGCCTGAGCGCTATCCCTCCAAGCGGTGTTTCCTGCCTGGACAGCGGTATTCAGTCGCTGGGTGCTATCTGCCGCCTCATCTTGCGCAGACTTTTGCTGCAGCGATGCCGCGACCATTGCCTTGATTCGAGCAGCTTGTTGCTCTGCGGATTCGCCGACTTGGGTGATCTGACGGGATGCGTCGCCTGCGCGTTTACCTGTGGAGTCCAGGGATTGGCCAAGCCTGTCGACGGAGGCCTGGGCCTGATCGACGGCCCCGGTGGCCCCGACCTTCTGCAGATCCTTGCTGGCCTCGGACGCTTTGTCACTCACGCCATCCAGTGAGTGGCCGAGCTTGTCGATGGGCGCCTGGGCCTGATCAACGCCCCCGGTAGTCCCGACCTTCTGTAGGCCCTTGCCGGCCTCGGACGCCTTGGCACTCACACCATCCAGCGAGTGGCCGAGCTTGTCGATGGCCCCTTGGGCCTGGTCGACGGCGCCGGTAGCACCGACTTTCTGCAGGCCCGTGCCGGCCTCGGACGCCTTGCTACCGACATCCCTGATCGCGGCCGCCAAAGCTTCGACGGCAGCCTGGCCGTCTTTCATGTCGGCACGCAGCCGAAGGGCGATTTCGAGATCTCGATTTGCCATTTGCGAATCACATTCGGAGGAAGTACCCGAATGGTCGCGCGCGCAAGCAGTGAGGTCTTTTGGAAGACGCTAAAAAGCGGCCCGGAGGCCGCTTTCTATTTTAGAAGCTTCTGCAGGTGACGTTCAGCGTCCTGACCGCCCGCAAAAGCGAAGTTGACGTCGATCACCCGTTCAGCGCGTTCGCGCCGATGTCGTCGCTCCACCGCGTCGAGCTGCTGCAGGATCTGCCGACGAGTCATCTTGCCAATGTCGGCTACGGAGCCGTAACCGGCGGCGACGAGGTAGTCGATGGCGTCTGACCAGCGTCCCGCTTCCTGGCCTGCTTGGCGATGGCCTGCGCCGTCAGCAGACGTTTCTCGGCGCAGCGCTTGCAGAAAGGGCCATTGACGATCCACCACCACCAGACCAGTTCATAGCCGTCGTCTGCACCAAGCCCGCGCATCCACTCCATATCGACCGAAGCCGCCTTGGCAATCAGATGTACCAGGACCGAGAAATGATTGCCCAGGAAAGAAGGAACCGCCTCGATGCCCGGCCAGGGCGCGTTCGCTTTCGCTTGCTCCTCAAGGTCGACCAGGATCGGTTCCAACAGAGGGAGCAGCTCCAGCGACTCGAAGAACCCATACTCGCGCATCACCACGTCCCGGCCTGCAATGATTATCGTGCGGTCGGGGTGGATGACAGACAGGTCCTCTGCACCAGTGGCAGATTTCTTCCTGGTTACCTTCCGCGCCATGGTCAGGCCGCCTTCTTCTCGATGTATCGGCCATATCCACCGAGCATCGGATCACCGGCATTCAGCGGGTCATACAGGACACTGCCGGTCAACGGCAGATTGCCGTATTCCTCATGGATCATTGCCAGAGTTCCGACCGGGTTGAACTTGCAGCGGAACAAGTCGACCAAGACCGGCTTGCCGGTTTCGGTGTCGATGCCGTCCAGGAATAGCCAGCGCTCCGGAGGCCGTTGGGTGAACATCGTCAGCGCCACAGCTTCCTCGGACTCATAGGCGGCGCTTACCGCAGATGCTTGGGCAGTCAGGAACTCGATCAGACCGGCCGTGGCAGATTCGATCTTGTAGTCGGTTCCTGCGACGAGCGGAGTGCTCGACTGGGTGAGCACCAGATCGCTGATGAAGGGTTTTGCCAGGCGGAACACATCACCAACCGCAATCGGCGTGGGAAGCGCCTCGCCAGTTACCGTCACGCCGGGAATGGCGACCTGCTGCGCGTACAGCCCCAAGATCAGGTTGGGCAGTAGCCATTCGTCGAGCGTCAGGTTAATCGTCGCGGTCTTTCCGCGGTCGAGCTGGCCGTACTGCAGGCGATTACCGCTGAAGCTCTCGGTCACGTTGGTGGTTTCGGTGGCCAACTGCAGTTCACAGGTCGGGGCATTGCCCACCCAGGTCTGCTTCAACGCCTTGCCTTGAGCACTGCGCTCAGCCATCCAGATCTTGCCTTGGAGAGAAATCAGAGACATGAGGGGTTACTCCTTTGCCTTGCCGGCGGCAGCGGCCTGATCGGCCGGCGCAGCAATGCGCTTGTGGCGAATCAACCATTCTTTCTCGATGCTGGTGACACTGATCTCATCACCCGTCTTGCACTTCTGTTCACCATGGGTGTGATCAGCGATCAGAATGACCTTCTCCCGCTTCACTTCAGCGGTATCGGCGACTTGCTTGGTGCTCATGGGTCTCTCCCGATGGCGTGTTGAGTGGAATAGATCTCGCCCCAGAGGAGCGTGGTGTCGTCAGAGTCCAGCACCTTGCCGGTAACGAACTGGGTTCCCCTGGCCAAGGGCAAACTGGGTACCCAGCCCACCATCGCGCCGCGAACCTGGTCGAGAATCGACTGGAGATCGTCGGCCGCATCGGCCAACTGGTCGTATCGGTAGCTGCGGACGGCCAGCACAACGCCGAACAGCGCGCCGACGCGCTGCCGGGCGGGCCCACCGCTATTGCCGGTTGGTCGCGGCTCACCGCTTTCCTCGGCGAGCAGCACATAGGCGGCCGGCGTTGGATAGTCCCGCAGCGCCTTAACTGCTCCGAAGTCCGCTGCCGTGCCGATCAGTCGCAACGCCGGCACCGTAGCGGTGAGGCGCTCGATGACCAGACGGTGATCGAAAGGAGCGTTGCTCACCGGAAGCTCCTCAGCTGCTGGCGATTGAATACGTTCTCGTCGGCATCGAAGCGAACATCGGCCAACATGGGATTGTTGGCGATCGGATCCTCGGCGCCGAGACTGAACGTGCCGTCGGCGACCATCTGCAGGAACTTCAAGGCATCCTTGTAGTTGCGCAGGATGGCGTCCTTGTCGTCTGAGATTCGGTCCTTGTGCAGCAGGTAGCGACCGATGTCGCGCACCCAGCCGGTAACCAGGCCAGGCACCGGACTCAGCGGCAGGCCGTAGCCTCGCTTGGCCAGGTAACCATTGACGATGCTTTCGGCCTCGGTCATGGCCTCGGTGATTCGCTCCAGGACGAGATCAACCCCCGCCACCTGCTCCGGCGTCCAGGCACTCAGATCTCCACCACGCAACGCGGCATCGAGGAGCGCGGAATCGACGATCTTCAGGTGCTGGGCGGTGGCGACTTGAGCCAGCTCCTTTGCACCAGGACGTTCAGCGAGGTGGACGAGAGTGATGTAGTCCATGGTCAGCTCACATCCTTCAGTGCAAACGAGCAGTGCTCGACGACCAGATTCGGATCATTGAGCAGTGCATCGACCTGGGCGTCGCTCAACAGCGAGAGTGCAATGCCGTGGCCTTCTCGCGTGAAGCGATGGCCACAGCGCCGGAAGCTATCCGGTACGGAACGGACGAACAGTGCTTCTACCTCGTCCTCACCTGCCGCTCCCTTGGCGCTGGCCATTGGCTGCAGAGCCGCGTCAGGCGACGGAGCAGCGTCTCCGCTCTGCTGGCCGAGCTGGGCATCCTGAGCAATGGTCTCCCCTGGCTGCTCCACAACCTGGGGACCGGCGGAAACCCCAGGCGGAGAAGTGAAATCACCAGTAGACAGGCCTGTGTCCGCGCTTACTGCTACGCCGGACCGCTCCTCGGGTTGATCTGCAGTTCTTTTCTTACCTGCCATTGCACACCTCCGTCAGGCCGCCAGCCACGGGGTGACAAGCACGTCCACCACGTCGCGGTTGATATTGGTGGCTCCAGCCGCATTGCGTTCGGCCTTGACCACTTCCAACGCCTGGCTGCGCAGCGATGGCGGAACGACCAGGAGCTTCGGTCGGATACCGAGTCGTTTGCCCTTATCTCCACGCAAACTCTGCATCGCCGCGTAGACATCGTTGAAGCTGCTCGCATCCAGCGCTTCCCTGGAGGAGTAGGCGAGCTGCCACAACCCGAAACCGGCATTCAAGCGCGCGTCAACGCCGTATACGTACTCCTTACGCATGAAGACGTTTTCGTCTTTCTCGGCGTCCATGGTCACGAAGTTGTAGTCCTTCCGCTTCTGTAGGATCAGCGGCTTCATGATTCGCGTGGTGTCGAGCAGGAACCACGGTGTGCCGCTGCCGCCCTGGAAGTTGCTGACGGAAACCTCGTTGCCAGCCGCGCTAGTTACCGGGTGGTCGGTGTCGAAGAAGTACTGGCCGTCGTAGCAGGTTTGAGTGAAACCACCACTGAGCAGCGCGTAGACGAGTTCCGCCGGGTGCATCGCGGAGTCCTGGCCCAATTGCCCCATCAAGGGGGTGAACAGCCCGTAGCTGTCGTCTTCGATGCTCTCGCGAGGAACACCTACGGTGTTCTCGAAGGTCTTGTTCTTGATGGTGTAGTCGTGCACGCCCAAGTTCTGGATCACTCGGTCGCCGAGCCATTCCCGGAACGCGGTCGAGTTACCGAGCCACCCATACTGCTCGGAGGCATTACCGGACGTCACGGTCAGCACGAACTGGTTGAAGTCAGGCTGAACACCTGCGAAGGCATTCTGGAACGCCGCGCGGTAACCGATGAAGAGGTTCCGCAGGTTTTGCTGGTTGATAATCATCTGAATGCTGCTCCTTAGATCTCTACCCAGACACCGCCGTCATCCACATCGCGGACGACGCCGGCAACCGAGCGGGTGTCAGTGGCAGAGGTCTTGGCGACCGTCTGATCGTCGACGATGAAGCACTCCTTGCCGATGTCGGCGCGGGTGATCTGGTCGGCCGAGGCACTGTTGGCGAGCTGGAATACACCCCGGCGGGTTTCGATACGCTTGGCGCCGGCGGCGCCACCGGTGTTGTCGACCTGCTCCTGGGCGATACCGCGCGCCGCAATGGTGGTCGACAGCGCTCCTGGTACGGCGTTGCCCGAAGCGTCGAGACACACCAGGCTGCCGGCAAAGATCTTGGCGTTGGCCGCCACCGGGTCGTTGAACTGCATGCCGTCGCGGCGTGGGGTGTTGCGGTCTTTGGTCAGGGCCATGATGCTCAGGCCTCCTTCGCGGCCTTGAAGGCCTCAATGGTGATACCCATGGCCGTGCATACGGCCAGTTCGTCGGCCGTCAGCCCGGTTTTCTCGTCCGGTACCGGAGGCTGGCCCCGAGTCTGCGAGCCGGACAGTGCAGCGATCGGCTGTGCAGCGGAAAGGTACGCAGTAAGAGAGGCACGGTTTTCCTTGCCCAACTCCCGAGCCCACTTTTCCATGCTCTTGTGCAGCCGGCCGTCTTCCAGTGCAGTCGCGATCTCGGCATCCAGTTCCTTCTCGTCGCGTTGGCCGAGTCGGATGGTCAGCGCCGCGATCTCGCTCTTCAGCTCATCGACGACGGTAACGGGAACATGCTTGGCCGGATCTACTGCGGTCGCTGCCTTGGCTTTCAGCCCAGTGCAGGCTGCAAGCATGGCGCTGCAGGCAGCAGTGTCGTCGAGGCCCAGCTGCTTGCGCATCGAGGCCAGGTCAGTGGTATGGGCGGAGAGCGCGGCGATGGCCTGCTCCTCGGTGGTGTTCTCGGCCAGGCCGAGTGCGGCAAGCACCGCTTTCAGCAGTGGATTCACGAGCGGTTCCTCGTTGGATGGATCGATGGTCAGTTGGAAAGTGGCTGCAGCGCGCTCGCTTAGGGCTTGCATGCCGTCGATAGCCGGGTTGTTGGTGAGCGCTCCCATCTGAAGGTCCAGGACGTCACCCGTCACGGGGTCGAACAGGAAGACAGGGCTGAAATAGCGATACTCGCCATCGGTGATGTACTGCTTTGCACGGGCGGTTAGCTCGACTTGGGCGAACAAGCCCTGGCCCTCACGCCACTCCAGGGCGCGGAAGAAGCCAGCAGCGGGTGCCGGCTGCCCGTTTTCCTCTTTCCACAGGGTCTGGTGCTCGTAGTCGAGCACCGGAGGCGTTTTCTTTGCCGCGAACCGCTGCACGACAGCCGCTGCCAACGCAGCGTCAATATTCCAGGCGGGGACTTTCATTTCCCGGTTGTCGCGCGGCTTGAACTGCCCGGCCGGGGTTACCTGCAGGGTGATGAGATTGCCCTCGGTCGGCGCCTGTATATCGAAGCTGCAGGCGGCGAGAGCTATGGCGGCGAGAAGGGGCTTCGTTTTCATGGCGCCACTCTGTGCGCCAGACACTTAAGCTGTCTTTTGGAAGGGGCGAAAATCGTGCGAAGCGGAAATTCTGGTGGCTCAGGCAATTTCTACCTGAGCCACTAAGAGGAACCCTCTTCAAATCGATTTATAAACGCCGTTGCTGCGCCGATCCGCATTGGAGTGGAACCACGGCAGCCAAATGAACCATGAAAGGCCTTCTTGGCGCGCTCAGGAGCTTTTCCCGGAAAGCGCTCGATCGAGGTGCTTCTGTGCGATCGCTAGCAACTCGTCATCGTCGCGGTTGCTGGTGCCTAGCCACGGCCGAGCCGGGATCTTGATAGTGTAGGGACCGAGGGACACCCACTGAGAGAAGTTCGCCCGACGTCTGTTCACGAACTGGGGGCTGACCTCGTTGGTCTTGGCGTCATGCCGGAAATACGCTTGCTGGCTGCGAGCCGCAATCTGTATTTCACCACCGAATTGATGAATCGCTGCATAGGCACGGTTGGACCCTACCGCCAGTTCGTCGTCGCTGGCCTGATATCGGATGGTGTTTTTCAGATAGCCATCGAGCACCAGGATCTTGTCCTGGTTCTTCCGCTTTCGCCGCTGATAGGTCGGGGACAACGCCTGCCAAGGCGTACCGTCAGGTGCGCTCTGGCTCTCGAATCGTTCGTCCAAGGCGATGAGCATGTACTCGCCCATATCACGGAACATCGGGGCCGGGGAGCGCATGAAATCAGCGGCTGCCCTCAGCGCCTCAAGTACCTTCTCACTGCTGTATTCAAGGGTTACTCCAGCCACGTCACGCCTCCTGGTACAGCCGAACACCTTGGCGATATGGTGCCAGCGGTTGCTGCCCTGGCTGGACGACCGCGGCGCTCGCTGCCCAGCCGTTGGCGTCCAGCTCGACAACAACCTGGACGGGAGCCGCTTCGCCGCTTACCTGCAGGCTGGCCAGGTAACGTCGACGGACCACAGCCTTTTTCAGAGATTCGACCCAATCCAGCCGTACCCATATCTCTGCCGGACGCCGCAGTGCTTCAGCCGCCAGCATCAACCACTTCTTCGACATGCCGGATTCCGCTACTAGCAGATCACCGCCGACTCGGCTGGCAAACATCTCGCGCCCCACCACTACGCGCTGGCCGACTACATCCTGGAAGACGGCCGGCTTATCCAGGGTCGCGCCGAACGGCCGCAGGAAGCGTTTGATCGCGTCGGCATCGAGCATGTCCTGGTCCAGCAACTGGTTGGTCGGAACAGGACGAGGCGCAGGCAGCGGGTCAGAAGCCGGAGTGCTTGGTAGACCGGCCGGAGGCGTAGGCCCGCCATTGCGAGGCTGAGGCACCGCAGTGTCCAGTCTGGCTTGGCCCGGCATGTACTCGAAGCCGGGATCGATGCCTTCTGGTACTTCGACCACTCGCGGCCCGTCTGGGCTGTTCTGGCCGATGGTCCGGGCCTGCCACACAATCGGTGGTGCCTCGTCCGGGCCATCCTTGCCCATACGGCGTAGGTCATCCTCGCTGAGCGCGCGCACGCTGCACTGGCATCCCCAGGCATTGATCGGGAAATGGTATTGCCACCAAGGATCGTCCCAACGCAGGACCAGGCCATTCCAGGACTCATGCTTCGGTCTCGGATGCTCAACCGCATCGCTGTGCAGGTATTGCCAGTAAGGACGTTCCTCGCGCACAGCCATGAGCTGCTCCAGGCGACCGGCCATGTAGCTGCTGCGCATGTTGGTCTCGTAGATCACTCGACTGCGCCAGTTGCGCCCGCCCCGGTAGCTCCAGCCGTACTTGGCGACGATACGGTCGAAGTCACGGCGGAACTCCTCCAGCGTAGTGCCATCGGCTATTGCCTTCTCCACTGCCTGACGGAAGTCCTGCACCAGGTCGTCGCGGTTGGCGCCGGCGACGACGAAGGCATAGTCATGCTCGCGGGTGTAGATGTCCGTCCAGGCGTTGGTCGGCAGATTGAGCTTGCGCCGGAAGAACTGGTTCTGCTCGGCGAAAGGCAGTGAGGTTGCTCTAAGCGCCACCGGCCACCTCCTGCAGGATCTCGACTCGCCCCTGTAGCGCCGCAGCGGCCAGGGCCTGCGCCATCGCATCCGCGTACTGTTCCAGGGTCATGTCCGGAAGCAGTTGCTCCAGGCCATCACGGATTTCATCCAGGCTGGATGCACTCTGCACCAGCGCACGGACTTGGTCGATCCATCGGTCGGTGGTCGGGCGGAGCGCGTCATCCAACTGCTGGTCGGCGGTCTTCGGTGGAGGTGTCTCAGCGGTGGCCACCGCTTTTCCCAAGGCACGTGTGGGTACCTGCGCCGGCGGTACGACCGGCTCGGTCACGGTCGCGAGCACTTCCTCGCCCTCGGCTGGCTCCGGGATTGCCAGGCGCTGTTGCGCCCAACTGCGAGGGATCTGCATCCCGAGCTTCACCAATGGTGGAAGAGCTGTGGCGTAGGCGCTGAGGTCTTCGGCCTCCTGGACGTCGAAGACCAGCCGGGGACAGCGTGCCCAACTGTCGACAAGGCCATTCAGGACGGCAATCGGGTAGACCAGGTCACGACTGAGTGTTTTCGCCAACAGTTTCGCGTCGGCGTCCCGCAAGTCCTTGCGTACCTCGTTGTGGACATTGCCCAGGGCGTTGGTGGAGGTCTTTCCATCTGCTTGGCTGGTCAACGTGCCACCGAGGATGGCTTTTGACTGAGTTCGTTCGCACCACTCGATCATCAACTGGAACGCGGCCGGATCGCCCTGGGCTGCGTTCAGAAAATCCAGCTCCATGCCAAGAGGGATGATCCCGGCAGCGTTGTGCCCAAGTGCGGCCAGGGCGCGCAGCAGTGTGAGCTTCTCTTTCTCGGTGGCACCGGTCGGGTATTTACCGACCCGCATGGGGATGCCGTAGATCTCCAGAAACTCGGCCAGGTCGCCTACCGAGTAGTTCTTGAACAGGTAGGGCCAGACCAGGACACGGAACAGAGCCGAGCGCTCCAGATAACCGCTCTTGGACTTGTGAACGTGCGTGATCCAACCGAAGGGTTGCAACGGCGTCCCTCCCGACGGACCACGCAACCGGATCTCTTGCCGAACGCCTCGCGGTAGTTGGAACCATGACTGGGGGCGATGGATGATCGCCTTGGGGAGCCAGTTACCATCAAC